ATTTCTCGATTGGATTGCAATGCCTTTACAACATTGTCTCTCGAATAATTATTGATTGCTAAATTATCCATATCATTCCTCCAATCTAGTGAGGGTAAAATTCACTACATATCCGAACTCATTTTCTTGTAATCCTCGATTTGACATTGAAGCTTCAAAACTGTATCCGTAGTTATTCCTGTATACTAAGACATTGTAGTGAGATATGCGGTAGAACGTATCGTAATCTTCATATCTGATAAAATACTCATGATTTTCCGCATGATTTCTAAAAGGCATGTCTTGTGATGTTGGGTATATTCTGCCGTTGAACTGTACCATGAATTGAGTCTTTGAAGGAGCTATGGATTTGCGCTTGTCGGCGTCTTTTGTACGGTAAAGATTTATCATATCGGATTGATTGTTTTTACCGGATAAAACTATTCCGTTGAATACCATGTTTGCTGCTATTATGCTGCTGTCTTTAAAACTTGTATCCGTAATTGATCTGGCATAATATTGATTGCTTCCGGATGGTGCTATGTAGTCTATAAACGTATTTCCGTTTGCTTCTCCAAGCAATTTAAAGCTATCTTCTTTCTCTCCCTTTCTGTAAATCAAGTTCTTGGCAGTTACCGAATTTATGATTAGTGCTGTAATCAAACCGTTGACATTTACAGATATCGATGGAGCTGTCGGCTTAGCTGTATTTATAGAAAATAAAAGAACTGTTTCATCACTCCAAAAGCCGTATATATTGTTAATGGTTATGCCTACCTTGTAAGCTCCGTCTTCTAAATATACCGGAACTGCGAATTCTGAATTGCTAACTTGCTCTCCGCTATCATAAATCGAAACGTTATCTTTATATATCTTTAGAACGAATACATCTTGACCATTGGCTGTCCATTTAACCAGTGGTTTCATGTTGTTACTTACGCTCGTTATAATCGGTGCTGGCGGTTTTCCTATTGCGTAGAAAGGTTTCCATGCTGAATATGCTCCAACCTCTCCAAAGGCATTGTAACACCTTACGCGCCATGAATAATCTCCACCGTCAATTATAGTATTGCTTGGCATGATGTATTGATATGCCGTGGTGATTAATGTAATGGTTGTTTCTATGCCTGATCCCTTGCGGTACTGCAAATCAAATTTTGCTTGCAAATTTCCGTACAAATCAATGTAATTCCATCTGAAATATATTTCATCCGATGAATTTACAATTGTATTAATAGGGCTAAGTGCTTCTGGTGCCGATGGTACTGTTGCTCCAATAGTAAAACTTACTATATCCGACCAACCCGACACATCGCCGTTACTGTCGGTAATTCTTACTTTCCACTGTACGATTTGACCGTCAGTGAAATTATTTGCAGGTATTATATGATATGCGTTCGTTGTTCCGCTTCCCGGCAGCGGCGTCACGAAGCCATCCACTGAATAAGATATCTCATATGACGCTTGTGTCGCTCCCATGGATGTATCTTCCCATTGCCATGACAGCTTAATATCTCCGGCTTTATTTCTCACCGTATTGCTAGGCGAAAGGTTGACAGGCTTTGGCGGTACATAATCATCAATCACGAGTGTTAATTGTGGTGTTGAATATCCTTCGCTTGAATGAATATTTGCATTAAAGCCTTGTGAAATATCGTTAATAAAGTTTTCGTCTCTAAGGAGCGCAACAACAAATTCATCATTTATACGGCTTGTATCATATATTGGTATATTTACTCGGCTCCCTCGGTATTGTGAAATGTTTATTGATGCATCATCACCACTAGATAAAACGTCATAAACATTACCGTTTCCAGGTAGTTCTTTGACATAATTATAATTTAATTCACTTTCAACAATCCCGAGCGGTATGTCGTGTACCCTTCTCGACTTAATTACTATAGGTGAGTTTGCTAACGCTTCGGGATAAGAATAATAATCCGACGCTAACGAGCTCCCAGCTTGGCTTGTGAATGAAGCGATGTAGACGGATAATATTGCGCTTTTCATAACCTTGTTTTTCGGTATTGAAGAAATGTCAAAGCCTAAGAAAGAAGCATATGTTGATTGTGGATCACTGTAATAACTTCTACCTACTCTCAAGGTGGCAGAGGTGGCAAAATTGCTAGTTGGATAATTTACTGCCGCATACGAATCCGCCACACATTGAAAGTTTAATGTTTCGCTAGCCAATTGGTACCACCCCCTGTACTACTGCTTGTTTGTAATTTGAGAATATGCGAACCATATCATTGAACTCTTTTACATCACGTGCATTTACTTGCATTATGTAAGTATCTCCACCGCTTGTTAGTGCCTTACTGGCTGCATTCGAAAGTATCTGTGTACCTTTTGGAAATCTTCTAATCTCTGGACCGGCTTCGCCTACCCATGTATCTCCACCTTCGAAGTAATCTGTTCCACTTGCGTTGCTTGATGTTTTTGCGTAGTTCTTTGTACGGGTAGAACCTGTTGCCGCCGCCTGTGCACTTGCTAGCGCCGAATTACTGCTATCCATTATTCCTGTTGTTGCGCTCTTCACTTCGTCCATCGCTGACTTAATTCCGACCGCTCCGCCTCTATCAAGGCGATAGCCGCGGCAATCGCAAGTAAGATTAGCAGTAACGGTCCCATTCCGGCTGTTGCTATTCCTCCTGTTGTTCCTACTGCAACGTTTGAAGCTGCCAGCAAGGCATTTGCTACCGCCATGGATTGAGCTGTCTTTGCTAATAATAATATAACTGTAGTTAGTGCCGCAAATACAACTATGCCGGCAAGTACCGGTGTTGGAATATCAGAAATTACATCTAATACACCCGATAATATCGGAAGCAATACCAACCCGAGCCTATTTTTAAGTGCGTCTACCGTGCTATCTAATTTATCCATCGAATCCTTCATCGCGCCCAAATCTTCAAGAGCTGTGTCCGACATGATAACGCCCATATCTTCGGCTTCGATGCCTAATTCTCTTAGCCGTTTGCTTCCGGCTTCAATCAAAGGATTTAAGTCCTTGGCTGATTTCCCGAGTAGTGTCATTGCTAAAGCATCACGCTCTGTCTCGTTTTTCACCTTGCCAAGTGCATCTATGGTGTCGTAAAATACTTTTTCTGAATCTAATAGTGCGTTGTTCCCATCTTTATATCGCACGTGAAGCGTCTTAAAGGCTTCATCCAATTCATTGGAACCTTTTCTAGCATCGTCCATGTTTCTAGTAAGCTTGGTCATGGATCCCGTCATTGTTTCGACTTCAACATCTAAAAAGCTAGAAGCATATTGCATTTTTTGAAGTTCTTCGGTGGTAATGCCAGTTACGCTTGAAAGTTCTAATAATTCGTCTGCCATATTTGCGGCCGAAAAAGTACAGCTTGCAAACGCTCCAATTATTGCTCCTATACCAAGTACGGCATTACCTACGCTTGCGTCTACTCCGTCAAATTTCGTTGCTACCACTTCAAGTGCAGGGCTTACATTGATACCTAAGGAGGAAGCCATACCGCGAATAGAACTGCCGAATGTCTCTGTACTTTTATTAGCACTATCGAGCTTCACCTTGTTATCAGTAAGTTCATTGTTAAGTTTCTGTAACGTAGTTTGATTAGTGGTGTATGCTTTTTGCAAGTTGTCAAGCTGCTTGTCAGAAGCTTTCCCGCTTGATACTGCTTTGTCATATGCCTCTTTTGATAGACTTACTTTCTGTGTTACAAGGTTAATCTTTTGGGTAAGTGCTTCATGCTTTAATGTAAGCTGGTCTGTTTCAGTTCCGAATGCTTTGGTTTGCTCTGTGGCAAGTTTAAATTGTGAATCGAGTAAACCCATCTTTCGGTTAACTTCAGTTATTCCACCGTCGAAATTCGAGTAATCAAGGCCAAGCGAGATTACTTTTTTATTGTTTGCCATCTTATCACCACCCCGGTATTTCTTTCATGCTCTTAATATTTACAACTTCCTCTTTTGAGACAAAATATTTTGCTTCATAGTGCTCATTGTTCATGGTTGCAGCTCTCATTTGCATTTCATCGGCGTACATATCAATCATGGTCATTATCTGTGCCAGTGAACTGTGCCAAAATTCCTCTCCGCTTCTTTTCATTTTGATACAGTACATGTAAAACAGATAATCGAAATCTATTTCATAATCTGTCTCGTGAAATCCTCCATCAACTTTTTTTGCAGTTCACTTTGCACCCCGTTTTTGGAAGCTCCCATACTTTCATTAAATTCATTCATAATCTCAGTGATGGTTATTGGGCTTAGTTCAGATACGATCACCCTAGCTTCTTCAAGTGTGAAATCTGGCTTTTTTGCTTTAGCTCCAATGTAAACTATCTTTGCGCAACGTTCGGGATATTTATCTTCTTTGATATACGCTGTTAATCCGCCGTCTAATTCGCTAAAATTAGAAACAGCCTCGGCATCAAATTTAAGCTCGAGGCTGTTACCATCTTCAAATAATAATTCCAATTCTGTAACTGGCAATGCATTTATTTTTTTCTTCATAGTCTTACACCACCACTAACGTTCCACCTGGGATGGTTGCTAAGAAGGCTGTTGCCATTTCTGGCGTAAAGTCTGCATTGGCTGTATCACCAAATGCTCTAATTGCTCCGTCGAATACTCTAGGCATAACTCCGATATTGAGTGTGTCCTGCGAAAAGTTAATATTTTCAGTTGTCTGTTGTGTGCTGGATGCAAAAGGCTTAGCCTTACATTTATATAACCATACTAATTCAGTGTTATCACCTGTTTCATCAAGCTCATAACCAATGGCGATATCCTTCGGTTGATCACTTGGTTTTTCGGTTAATACCCCCGCTGCATATGTATGTCCTAAAATTTCCGCTCTAACTTCAATAGGAATTTTATTAACATCTACCTGCAACACTCCTCCCGTCATTTTAGACATATCTTCTGTTTTAACGCCACCACCGTATTGGATTCCTGTTGCTAATGTTGGTGTATACTGTACTTGCATCGGATCAGCGAATTTCTTAATTGTTCCATAGTTAAATGCTGAGGCATCATCTTTTGAGATTACCGAGTATACAATTCTTTTTATATTAAATCTATTTGCTTTTACACTTTGTGGCATTCTTTATTCCTCACTTTCTTTTATCAATTCAAAATTGATATATGTGTGATGTATTTTTGTTGCTGTTTCTTGAACCGTTTCCATCTTCGGAAATGAAAAGTATCTTTCATTTATAATTGCTTGCTTAATAGCCGCAATTGCCGTTTTAACGAACTCTGTTTTAACCTTATACCAAATATCCACTTGACACATTGCGTCTTCTTCTGTGGCCGTTCCAGCACCAAATAACGCACCGCTTTCATTGTAAAAATGGAATGTGATGCATGGGAATACATCCGGGAATGCTTTATCAATCACTGGTACTTTCAAGCCTTGAACTGCCGCTTTCAATAAGTCTTCAACCTTAGTTTCCACTTTGCGCCACCCTTCCAATTGCTTCATCAATGTATGAGTTTATTTCGTTTTCTGTGGCTTTTAATGCTTTCTCGATAAAGTGCGTTGCTATTGTAGTGGTGGTTCCGTTTTCGAGCATATGCCACTTATATCCGGTAAATTTTCCACCTCTTATTACCGCATACATATTTCCTTCTTTATCATCTTTGACACTGGTTTTAATATCGTCGACCATGTGAACATACGGAAGTGAACCATCATAGTTTGTTGTTCCAGGAGAGACTTCCGATTCCATGTTCTTAAAACTTGCTTCGACTTCTTTTTTCAGTATCTTAGCAGATTTATTTAATATGGATCTCTTTTCTTTCTCCATGCCTTCCGGTATCCTTGCAATTTCTTGCTCGATGGAATATATACATTCTTTATAGTCTAAATCAACTTTCACTTTTCCACCACCTAACTACAGGTAAGCTGTACTTTTCCATTACCGGAACCATAATGTCTAATGATATCATAAAGCGCTTCACCAATTAATAAGCCGGTTGCGTAGGACGGTTTTTTTGTATCTGCATTGATATGCAGCGTCAATTCATAATCTTCTGAGCGCACCTCAAACAAATATGTCGAATTGGTTCCGGTTTGGTATGAAACTAAAAATTCCTGTCTTGTAACTGACTTTTCTTCTACATATACAGGTGTTTTATTTTCTATTACCACTCCATCTACTACTGTATTAAAAACCAAATCTGCAAGCCCGTTATACAATCGCAACCACCTCGTATTCTACCGATAAAGCTAATGCAATTTTAAGCTTCAAATAAGCATCTTTAAATCGCTCTGAATTTTCATCGTATCCAAAGT